TCACGAGTTGGGCTTATCTCCTAGTCAATCTTTGGATAAACTTAGGAAGGCCACCATTAATTGGATTATGGAACCTCTAGGTATAAATACTGAGTGTAAATATTTAGACAAAAAATTCTGGCTGGATGTTAGCGATCGGTTAATGTACGAAGGCCGAGCACCAGAATTAATTTCTACAAAAACAGCTCGGATGCCAGCATTCTTTGAACATGCAAACACCAATCTCCCTCAATACGCTTAAGTTACATAATAGTAGACTGGATGAACTAATTAATAGGCTTGACTCTAACTTCGGTTGGAAACCAGTTCATCCTAAGGAACCAATCGAATCTATTATGTATCGTGCGGGTCAAGCCAGTGTTATTGAATATATAAAATCTATCATGGAGGATGAGATTTAATGTGCTTCAGCAAACCCCCTAAGCCACCCCCACCAACACCGTTACCGCCACCACCACCGCCACCACCGCCACCTAGAGAGCCATTACCAGATCCTAAGCCGGTGGATGAAGAGGTGAACGCAGCGGTGAGAGATGCGAAAAGTAAAAAGGAAAAAAATCCATACGCGTCTGGGACAGAAAGTTTGAGAATACCTCTCGAACCTGATATACAAACAGGTACAACTGACCCAGCTGGAGGAGTTAATCAATGAATAATGCACGTGAGAGATACAACCAATTAACTACTAATCGTTCCCAGTTCTTGGACACAGCAGTTGATTGCTCTGAACTCACGTTACCTTATTTAATTTCAGACGATACAAATACAACTCGTAGACGAATCACTACTCCATGGCAGAGTGTTGGTGCAAAATGCGTAGTAACGCTGGCAGCTAAATTAATGCTGGCGTTACTGCCACCACAAACAACATTCTTTAAGCTACAAGTAAGAGAGGACAAGTTGGGTGAAGAATTTGACCCAGCAATGAGAAGCGAACTTGATTTATCTTTCTCCAAGATGGAGAGGATGGTCATGGATTATATCGCAGCTTCTAGTGATAGAGTAGTTGTACATCAAGCATTGAAACACCTTATTGTAGGTGGTAATGCTTTGATATTTATGGGTAAGGATGGACTAAAGAATTATCCATTAAATCGTTTTGCAATTAATAGAGATGGTAACGGTAACTTATTAGAAATAGTTACGAAAGAACTTATTAGTCAAAAGATACTTAATGAAGAGCTGTTAGGTAACAAGCCATTAAAAATGGAACAGCCTAATCGTGTTAACGATGAAGGTAAGACAAGCTCAGACGATGATGACGTAGAAGTATACACTTACGTCCGATTGGATGATAACAGTGGGCGCTGGATCTGGCATCAGGAATGTCACGATAAGATTATTCCCGGTACAAGAAGTACAGCACCTAAGTCTGCAAGTCCATGGCTACCACTTCGATTTAATACAGTTGACGGTGAAGATTATGGAAGAGGACGTGTCGAAGAATTTATCGGGGACTTTAAGTCACTCGAAGGACTCTCTCAGGCACTAGTAGAAGGCTCTGCAGTAGCTGCAAAAGTTATCTTCCTAGTATCGCCATCATCAACTACAAAACCAAAGACTATAGCCGATGCTGGTAACGGTGCAATCGTTCAGGGTAGACCTGAAGATGTACAAGTAATTCAAGTAGGCAAAACTGCTGACTTCCAAACTGCAGCCAATCTGGCTCAGCAAATTGAGAAGAGATTGAGTGATGCTTTCTTGTTAATGAATGTGCGTCAAGCAGAACGTGTTACAGCAGAAGAAGTACGTCTTACACAATTAGAATTAGAACAACAATTGGGTGGTATATTCTCACTACTTACAATTGAATTCTTAATTCCATATCTTAATAGAACTCTACTTGTATTACAACGTAGTAATCAGATACCTAAATTACCTAAAGATTTAGTTCGTCCTTCTATTGTAGCTGGAGTTAATGCTCTAGGACGTGGACAGGATAGAGAAAGCCTCACTGCTTTCATTGGAACTATTGCTCAAACAATGGGACCAGAAGCATTAGCAAGATATATTAATCCGTCTGAAGCTATCAAACGATTAGCTGCAGCACAAGGTATTGATATATTAAATCTTGTTAAGACTGAACAGAAGCTAGCCGAAGAAGCTGCGCAGCAGCAACAAATGGCAGCACAATCTCAACTTATGGGCCAAGTAGGTCAAGTTGCGGGCTCACCTATGATGGATCCGTCTAAGAATCCAGAAGGTACAGCCGCTATGGGTGAGATGGTAGCTGAACAAGCAGCGATGATGCAAGAAGAACAACAACTACCACCTGAATAATAATGGCAGAAACATTAACAGTCAATACTGATCCACAAACGGAGACAGTTGGTACTGACTTAACCGCTGATGAACAAGATTCATTGGCAGTTGGTGAAAAATTAGTAGCAGAACAAGAGCAGCTTTTAGCTGGTAAGTATAAAGATGCTGAATCTTTAGAGAAAGCTTATGTTGAATTACAACAAAAGTTAGGTGAGAAATCTAATGAATCTAATGAGCTTACAACTGAAGATACAGTTGAAGATGAAGTAGAAACAGATGAAAAGGATACCGAACCTAGAGAAATTTCTGCTGCTGAAACTTTAATCAATGAAGCTTCCACTGAATATTATGACAGTGGCAGTTTGACTGAAGAGACCATGAGTAAGTTTACTCAAATGAGCAGCCAGGATTTAGTAAACGCCTACATGGAAATGACAAAAAACAACCCACAAACAACCGATCAAACATCTTTCCCAGAAGATCTTTCACAGGGAGATGTTAATACTATTAAAAATTCTGTAGGTGGTGAAGCTGAATATAATAGTATGGTATCATGGGCATCACAAAATTTAGACCAAAACACAGTGCAAGCATTCGATTCGTTACTTGATACTGGTAATGCAGGAGCGATTCAGTTAGCAGTGAATGGATTAAAACAACAGTATGAGAATGCTGTAGGTTATGATGGTCAGATGCTAACAGGTAAAGCACCTAAATCCAGTGGAGATGTCTTTAGAAGTCAGCCAGAACTAGTTGCTGCTATGAGTGATCCTCGCTATGAGAACGATCCTGCATATAGACAGGATATTATTGAAAAATTAGATCGATCCGATTTGGCCTTTTAATTATGCCAGTAGTAAATGGGAAGCATTATGCTTACACTAAGGAAGGTAAAGCAGCAGCAAAAAAAGCTGCCAAAGCTAAACCTAAACCTAAAAAGAAAATTTAATGAGGAGGAATAAGTAATGTGTATGCCTTTGGCCGCTGGAGCATTAGGTTACTATGCTGGGAAAGAGAGAGGCAAGGATGGCGAAGTTAATGTAAATGTTAATACAGAGCCAGAAGTAACAGGTAAGAAAGATCCTACAAATACTGGTAATGAGAAAAAACCAGATAATACTGGTACTGGTGGCGGGAAAGAAGTAGATGAATATTATAAAGATCTTCAATGAAGAAGATAAAAAACATGTTAATTCATTGTAAACTTGAATCACTTGATGCTGTTAAACAGCTTGGGTTAACCCATGTTGCTAGGAAGAATGAGGTTCAAGTTATAGTGGAACATATTATCGATAAAACTGAACAAGAACTTTGTGAACATTACGGCCTTAATTATTCTACTCAAGTTAATTCTGTAGAAGATTTCCTTCAAGGAGCTCACAGGGCTGTACGTATATAACGTTACCCACGGCGGCTCGATAGTCGAAATCAGTAGAAGCCACAGGCAACCGCGTCCGTTCATTATCCGTCAGCCAGGACAAGTTACCAGCATCGGATAACGCATGAAACCACATCATGGAACGGGGGTGTGGTACTTGGAGAAAACCAATGCAAAAAAAGCATTCAGTAACTTTGAAGTATCGCGGTGTGCCTTACAAGAAAATTATTTAACTTATTTAAATGAAAAAAATCGCCCTGGCGCTCGCCTCCACACTCTTTGCAAGTCCGGCTTTCGCCGGAGTCTACGTAAATGTGGAGAGCAACGCATCTTACAGCGACTCTGATTACACTAGTCGTACTACAGATTTTCATGTCGGCTACGAAGGTGGCAATGACACGTTTGATTGGTACGTACAAGGAGGTCCAGCTGTTGTAGCTGATGATGGTACTGATGAAGCTGACGATCAAATGTCAGGTAAAGTTGGTGCATCAATCGCAGCTACTGATAAGCTAGACTTCTATGGTGAAGTATCCGTTATCACCGTAGATGGTGATGTGGATAAGAGTTGGGGGACAAAGATAGGCACCAAGTATAGCTTCTGATGAAGTTTAATGAATTATGGTTAGGGATCTTCGGATTCCTTTCCATATTTATATTTATAGAAGGTCTACATATGATAGAACATCAGCACTGTAGATCTTGCCCACCATGCCAATTGGAGGAATACTAATGGCTCAACAAAATACCGGAGGATTCGGGGTAGCAAACCCCGTACAATATTCTCCTGAAGACAAACCTGATTTAGCTCCTAGCGATGTACAACCAGCTGGAGTAGATGAAGAGAAAGAACCTCAATCTTTAGAGGAAGCTCTAGTAGGTTGAATCGTGGGGACGGCACCTCAAAGTCGGACCGTCCCTGCATTGGCTTTTGCCCTCCAAGGAGGATACCATTAGCCGTCTAGACGGTGGGAGAGACCACAACAAATGATCAAAAAATTTTGCATGCAAGAAAGTACATATTAATTTTTATCCATAATAATGGCTCAACAGGCAACGACTGCCAACGCCAATGGACCAATTTGGGGAGGTGCCGCTAACGGTGCTGATACCACTACTACT